AAAACAAACACGCATATATTTTAGGTAATGGTGAATCAAGAAAAACATTAGATCTATATGCATTACCACAAGACACGTATGGTTGCAATGCTTTATACAGAGATTATACACCAGACTTTTTGGTTGCTGTGGATAGAAAAATTTACAAGGAGATTATAGACAGTGAGTATGAACAAAATAATATTGTGTATACCAACCATGGCAATCTAACAAAAATTGGGGGCGATTCACATCTTATTCCAGCAAATCCACATCAGGGGGCAGGCCCTACTGCAATGCACATTGCTATACATGATGGGCATACCAATTTGATATGTATAGGATTTGACTGTGGTCGAGACGGACCCAATAACAATGTGTACAAAGATACAAATGGTTATAATACGTCAGATACAGTGGTGCATCAAACAGTGTGGGCATCACAAATACATGGTATAATGAAGGCCAATCCAGCCATCACATTCACCTACGTAGAAGGCGATTTGCCATCATATTTCTTTGATCTTGACAACTGCAAAGCAATATCATACACTCAATTAAGTACACATATAAATACTAGAAATGAGCAAACTACCTGAATCAATAAAAATAGGTTGGAAAGACGTCCGGATTGAAAAGGTTAAAACATCCTTTATAAAAAATAATTCTGACTACTGGGGACAATATGTTGCTCGTGAAAGCAAAATTGAAATCCAAGAAGAAGCAAAAGGCATAGATGTTGCTAATACTTTGTTGCATGAAATCATACATGCAATTGTGTATCACTCATCAATGAACTTAGAAGGCGGCCCACTCAAAGACGAGTATGCAGAAGAACACGTAGTAAACTCTATGACCAATTGGTTAATGGGTGTGTTCAAAGACAATCCATGGTTATTAGACACTCTCAAAGAAACCATACATCCAAAAAACTCCAAAAAATAAAGACTTTTTGACGGTTGACTTATCTTTGGTTATACCATATAATATAGATAATAAGAAACACAATAAGAGGTAACAACAAAAATGACAACTAACGCACAAAAAGTATTAGAACTAATTAAAGACAAACTATGTGATCAAGGAACAACAACTTATCAAGGTAGATCAGGCACATACAAATATGTAGAAGGTAGAACAACTTCTGAAGGCACAATCAACGGTGTGGTACAGAAACTTCATTCTGAAGGATATCTTAAAACTGCAGGTTCATTTAAAATTCTAGAAGATGGCACTGTGTTGAGATTTACAGGTATTGCTACAAAAACATCAAAAGCAATCACAAAAGAAATGCTAATGAATGCACAAACACAAGAAGATACTACTGCAGAACTAAGCACTGATACACAAGAATCAATTGCAATCTAAGTTAAAATCACTTAGAATATCTAACGTAAAGAAAACACTTTTGACTGTTGAGTCTAAATGGGCTCGACAGTTTTGGAGGAAAATACTTGCCGCATTGTACAATACAGATTAAAGATGAGGTCAACGTCAAACTAGAAGGATTAGATCTTGTCACTAGACGCAAACTAACAAACAAATTTAAATACGAGATTCCAGGTGCAAGATTTATGCCGGCTGTAAAGTTGGGCAGATGGGATGGCACTGTATCATTTTTTACACAAGGTGGGTTAACCTATGTGAATCTGCTAGAAGACATTATGCCTATTCTAGAAGAAAACAATTACACATTTGATTTGCAAGACGAAAGAGAAGCATACAATCTAACATTTGACAAAGTGAACACAGAAACATTTTCACATGTTGCTTGGCCGGCAGGACACAACAATGCTGGAGAACCAATTTCGTTACGTGATCATCAAGTTGAAGTAATTAATAATTTTTTAGACAATCCACAGTGTTTACAAGAAGTAGCCACAGCCGCTGGAAAAACTATTATCACTGCTGTACTCAGTAAACTGATTGAACCATATGGTCGAAGCATTATAATTGTTCCAAACAAATCTTTAGTCACACAAACGCAAGAAGACTATGTTAACATGGGACTAGATGTTGGTGTATACTTTGGCGACAAAAAAGAAGTAGGACATACACACACCATTGCTACGTGGCAATCATTAAACATACTAGAAAAGAAAAGACTTAATGCAGAAGATGATCTCATAGAAGAATTTAAAAGAGATGTAGTTTGTGTAATAGTAGATGAAGTACACATGGCCAAGGCAGATGTATTGAGAAGACTGTTGACCAATGTATATGGTTATGTGCCAATTCGTTGGGGACTCACTGGTACAATACCAAAAGCAGAATATGAATTTAAATCATTACATGTCAGTTTAGGCAACGTTATCAATAAAGTGTCTGCTGTGGATTTGCAAGAAAAAGGATTGCTGGCCAATCTAAACATTGAGATCATGCAACTTAATGATTTTGTAGAATATAAAAACTACAGAGAAGAACAAACATATCTTGTAACCAAACAAGAAAGAATCAATTATATCGGCAGAATGGTTGAGCAAATGTCACAAAGCGGTAACACACTAGTGTTAGTTGACAGGATCAAGTCAGGCGAGTTGTTAACATCAGCAGTACCAGGAGCAACATTTGTGAGCGGTTCTATGAAAGCCAGTGATAGAAAAAACACATATGATGAAATTAAAGAAGGCGAAGGTAAAATAATTGTGGCCACATACGGTGTTGCGGCAGTAGGTATTAACCTGCCACGTATATTCAATCTTGTGCTATTAGAGCCTGGCAAGTCGTTTGTTAGAGTTATACAGAGTATAGGTAGAGGCATACGTAAAGCCAAAGACAAAGACTTTGTACGAATATGGGACATATGCTCTACAGCAAAGTTTTCCAAAAGACATCTTACAGAACGTAAAAAGTTTTATCGTGAAGCAGAGTATCCGTTTACAATAACAAAGGTTGACTATCAATAGATAATCCACATATAATAAAGTAATGCAACTGCTTACTTTAGAAAACAAATCCTACTTGATGGATCGTGTACCCGACAAGGTTGATGACGACTTACGTTTCTCGGTCTTGGATAATTCGGACATAACAAATCCAGATTTTTTCTTTGTACCTTTGATATACCTTGAATCGTTTTCTTCTCCTTCTGCTGTGCTAGAGATAGGAGAAAACAAAATTCAAATGCCATTAGATTGGCACATACTGTTGGGTGATCCAGAGTGTGGTGATTTAGAAATTGTGCCATTAACATCATTGAATGATAGATCATATCATGCTTTCTGTTTCAACCCACTGTCTGACTCGATGCCAAGATATCAAGAAGTCAGAATCACAAACATATACAACGAAGTTGATTGGTTCTTTCCTAGAGTAAAATCCAACCAATTGATCACAATTCCCACATCATCAAAAACTAAACCTGAATGTGCTTTTTTTATAAAAGAAATAAATCGAAACACTGACATGGTTATGCTCAATAATCTGTTTCATGCTTAATTTTAAATTCACAAATGCTGGCCCATTGAAAATAATTGCAGGACCATGTCAAATAGAATCAAGAGATCATGCAATGAAGATGGCAGAAATCATTGCAAACATCTGTCACGAAGAAGGCATGCGTTGGGTTTTCAAATCATCTTTCGATAAAGCCAATAGATCTTCTGCACAAGGACCACGCGGAGTAGGCATAAAAGAAGGATTAAAAATATTACAAGAAGTAAAAGACCAATTCCAATGCGGTATATTGACAGACATACATCTTCCCAATCAAGCCAAACCTGTAAGTGCAGTGGCAGACATCATACAGATTCCTGCATTTTTGTGTAGACAAACTGATCTAATTGTGTCAGCATCTAAGACAGGCAAGATTGTAAATGTAAAAAAAGGTCAATTTTTATCTTACACAGACGTGGACAACATTGTGCAAAAAGTATTAAGCACTGGCAACAAAGAATGTATGATTACAGAACGTGGTACCAGTTTTGGTTATGGCAACTTGGTTGTCGACATGCGTGGTATTGCCTACATGAAACAAAAATTAAATCCTAAGAGTGCTATCACTACACCTATTGTATTTGATGGCACACACTCAGTGCAACAACCAGGAGGCCTTGGCACATCTTCCGGTGGTGATAGGAGCATGGTGGAACCATTGTGTTTGTCTGCTGTGGCTCAAGGTATATCTGCTGTATTTTTAGAAGTTCATAATGATCCTGACAATGCCCCATCAGATGGGCCTAACATGCTGTATCCAGAAGATTTCCAAAAACTAATACACAAATTAAAAATACTAGACGCCACTGTAAAACAGAAGTTATAATAAACATATGGCCGCTAAGTTTCTCGATATAAAAGCAATGATGGGTGCAGTTGACAGACGCGACAAAGCGTGGTACAGTAGACTATCAGAAGAGGATAAAAAATTGTATTCGCCATATATGACAATGCGATGGTCAGCATCTGCAGAAGACAAAAGATTGCAGGCAAAAGAACCAGACCTACATCGAAACATACAAGAGTATTACGTGCAAGAAGTGAATGAAAACGTTAACAAACATCACTGGACTTTATCAAAAAATCATAAAGGATTGTTGTGGCATTTGAATGCAATGTGTGGCTCAACCTATGCTGGAATATTTCATCTGTGGATCCCTAGCAAAAAGAAAACAACTACAAAAACCAAAACAAAAGATAAAAAATCAAAAATGCAACAACTACAAGATCTATTTCCAAATGCAAAACAAAAAGATTTAGAAGTGTTAGATGCAACTATGTCTACTAAAGAATTTACAGAGTTAAAATTACAGTATGGCATCGACAAATAAACCAGAGTGTCCTAAGTGTGAATCTTTCTTAGGTGATAATGGCAGATGTAAAAACTGCGAAACATTAGAACTATTTGCTGAAGGATTAAAAATATCAAGAGCACAGAAAAAAGAGAAACTTGAATTAGAATGGGACGTTGAACCAACTAATAAACCCGGCGGAGTAGGCAGAAGAAAACTTGATTAACCAAGCAACGGCTGTTAAAATAGATATAATGCCAACATGTGAATACTGTAACAAATCATTTTCTAAACAAAGTACTCTCGAAGTTCATATGTGTGAGCCAAAAAGACGATGGAGCCAAAAAAACAACAAAGTTCATGTGTTAGCATTTGAAATCTTTAGACGTTTTTATGAAATAAATTACAACAATCAAAAGCCTAAAACATATACAGACTTTGTTCAGTCACAATACTATAAAGCATTTGTTAAGACAGCAACCTTTATCACAAGCAACACACCTATCGAAATTGGAGCATTCATAGACTGGCTTTGCACATCGAACATAAGAATAGACTCGTGGGCCAAACAAGGCACAATAGACACATATCTAAAACATTTGATTCGTACAGAACCCGTACCACAAGCACTTAACAGAACTATAATGACCATGGGTGTTTGGGCAGAACAAGAAGACGCAAGACTTGAAGATTTTTTTAAATACGTAAATTTAAACAGAGTGTGTCAGATGATTGTAAATGGTAGAATATCTCCGTGGGTGTTATTGAATTGCGAGACAGGCAAGGATCTAATTACTGTGATGCATGATGATCATATAAAAATGATATTTGAAGTAATTGATCCAGAATGGTGGAAGCGTACATTTAAAAAACGTGATGAGGATTTAGATTTTGTTAGAAATACTTTACGTGAAGCAGGCATAGAATGATAGGAATATTAAAATGGATATAGATATCGACTTTGCAGATAGACAGAAAATACTAGACAAGTTGCCGCACGTCAAAGCAACCATTAATGATCATAATGGCCTTAAGTCACACAACACAGGCGTATACTTTACAGATGCTCCTACCATCCCAGACACCAACCAATGCTCACTAGATTATCAAGTAGCAGACGAACTTGGTTACTTTAAATTAGACTTGCTCAACGTAAACATATATTCACAGGTAACATCGAGAAAACATTTGCAAGAACTTTTTGATAAAGAACCCCCATGGCATAAATTACAAAACAAAGATTTTGTTGATCAATTATTTCATTTGAATAACCATTTTGATGTTGTTTCAAAACTACAACCTACTAATTTAGAACAACTTGCATCTTGCTTGGCTATTATTCGTCCAGCCAAACGATATCTGTTAAACATGGGTTGGGAGGAAATACTAAAGCAAGTATGGGTGAAACCAACTGATGATCAATATTTTTTTAAGAAGGCACATTCATTTTCATATGCAGGCGCAGTAACAGTGCATATGAACTTAATCGACTCGACGAATTAATTGAACAGTTTTTCGACGTATTCGTTTAGAAGAAGTAAGATCACTAAGTTGTACAATTGGTCCAAATACTATTGTGACTTCTTTGACAGCAAATGAAACTAGATAAGGCCTAAACACTCTGAAACTGTCGCCGATGAATATATTAATAGGTAGTTTCCTGTTTGATTCCCACCACCAAGTCTTACCGTTTTCTAAGAACAATGTTCGTAACTGATGCGGTATTGCATCATAATTGTATATGCTAATGACCCTTGGATCACAGTTTTGACAAATGCCTAAATATTCTTCTTTACCTACCTTAATAAGCGTTAAGAACGGGTGATTTGATTGAATATTTTCTAGATCAATGGTCATTTCGTTGTAGTTACCATTATATTTTTTCTATCGTTGGTATAATGGTTATATAAATATTAAAAATGCTATGCAGTATCAAACAGGATATAACCTTACAAATCTTATAGATGTGTTTGTTCACACCTCGGGTACTGAGAGAAGAGTCGAAAAAGTGTACGAGAGAACTATAAAATTATATAAAGAATTCGACAACAAGTTCACTGTGGTGGTAAAAAACCAAGACCAAAAGAAACAAGTTGTGGATGGTGCATCATGCGAACTGCAAATATCTGATGATAGCAATAATCTTGTTATTACAGTTGCAGGTGTTGTATCAGATGACGGTAGCACTGTTGCTACCAAAGGACAAATAGAGTTTACTATTACAGAATCTAATATGCTACAGTTAGATGGTCGATACTATCACGGCGTGTTGAGATTTACCGATACCGATTCAACAGTCAAACCACTATATGCTGACACAAGATATGGTGCCGCTTTGAACTTTGAAGTCATGAATGATGCTGGTCCAGAGTTTACAGCGTCAGAACTTGTTACATCTTTTACATTTGTAGGTGACGAACATGTGTCATCAACAATAGATGCGGAGCCAAATAAAAATTCAAATTCAGCATTGCACACTGCTGTGTACTATCTCACAAACTTTACAGGTTCAATAAAAGTTATGGGCACAATGAGTGAAGGTGCGTCATATGGTACTGACTCACAACAATCTGAATTTTTCCAAATAGATAGACAGACATACGATGATGTTAGCACACCTCAGTATGTAAACTTTACTGGAGTTTTTAAACGAGTAGCATTTGTGATTACACTGTCTGATTCCTCAACTATATTAACCGGTGTTGATAAAATCTTGTATAGAGTTTAGTGGCTTGCGACATCTTACATTGGCTAGGGCCTGAGGTTGCTATACCTTACGATACATGCAATGAAGACTTCTTGTACTCTTGTCGTGTGCCCGTAGAACTCCTGCATCAATTACAAAAAAACAATAAAAAAATTTTAGCATTGATCGACTTTTGTTGTCGTCCTATACCCAAAGACATTGATTGGCATCAATATGATTTAGTAGTTGGTATTCTGTTTGAAGAACTGATAAGTCCATCTGATGTGCATTCTTTCATTGAATACATGAATACAAAACAATATCCGTTAGAACAGATAGGTTGCATCACTTACAAAAGTTTAACTCACAAAGACATACCAATTAGTTTTCAATTGCAGTTGCCATACGAAGACAGATATCGATACATGTTGGATTTTCAAGTTGATAATCGTCAAGCCAAATATGATTGGTTATGTCTAATAGGACAGCCTCACTTACACAGAATAAATGTTGTGCAAGACATTAGGCATCATGAAAATATTTTAAAATCATTTGCATCACATTTAGATGAAGATGATCCTGCACTACAAGGAGAGAAACCAATCAAGATAGATCAAGGAAGAAGTCATTGCACACATCCTAGCAACATTGAATTGTATAATCAATGCCGAGCAGAACTAGTAGTAGAGACTGCATATTGGGGTTGTGATTATAGTCCATGGCTCACAGAAAAAACATGGAGAGCTGTGTTATACGGTATGCCGTTTGTGGTTGTTGGTCAAAAACACACTTTGAAATATCTACATTCTTTAGGCTTCAAAACATATTCTGATCTATGGAGTGAAGATTATGATAATCTAAATGATCAACAAAGATGGTCTGCCATTTTAGAATTAATCAACCAACCACTTGCAATTGATCCGGAAGTTGTAGAACAAATTTTGTTACACAACCTACAAAACTATGTTACAATAACTAACAACATGGAAGCACAAAGAATTCAAACTTTGTGGAACACAATAAAATGATGTATGCATCTGTATTTTTACTATTAATCATAAAACATTGTATCTGCGATTATGGTATTCAAGGAAGATTTGATCCTAAAGCAACAAAAGATACATGGCTGTCTTCTAGACTATGGTTACATGGGTTTGATCATGCAGTGGGGACCGCAATGGTTTTTGCTGTGTTCTGTGTGTGGTTATCTTTTG